TCAGGGTTTCATCAAGGGCGCTCTGGATCATATCAAACAGGGTTTGGTTTTCTTCCACGATGGTTTCAAGGGTATAACCGGTATCTTCCACCGTGCCAAGGTTCAACCGGAAATCTGTTGCAATGCGCTTCAGAAGGTCAGAAGCCTTCAGCCCTTCTTCCGTGATGGTGTCCTTGTTCTTCAAATAACGCAACTGATCATAGGCCACAACATCAATGGTGCCGCCCTTGTCACGCTTTTTCTTGAACACAAACCCATAGAACATGGCGGTTCCGTTCACAGTCAGCTTCACCGGATCACCTTCAGCAAAGTTCAGCCCCGGCCCCTTGACAACGGTGAACTCCAACTTGCCGGGGGTTCCCTTGCGTTCCAAGGTCAGCCGTGCGCCTTCCTCGACAACAGGGAATTGAATGGTGCTGTTATGCTGGATGAACAATTCAACTGCCAAACGGAATCACCCCTTTCAGGAAGGCAAAGTAAGAACCTGACCGGGATAGATCAGGTTCGGGTTCTTGATTTTGTTCTTGTTCAGATTATAAATTTTCGTGTAATCGCCCCCGTTGCCCAACTGCTTCTTGGCAATGTTCCAAAGGCAATCACCAGATTTCACCGTATAGGTGGCGGCTTTCGGGGCCGTTGTGGTGGGCCGGGGTGCCGCCTTAACCGTTGCGGTGGCGGTTCCCCCGGAAGTCTTGGCCGGTTGCACGGTCACGGTCTTGGTGCCATAGGCTCTGTACTGTTTCAGGTTGATCTTCACCTTCACATCAAAGCCTTCACCGGCATCATCGGTGATTTCATAGGTTTCAAGGCCAACGGTCAAATTGGTGTAATGGAACATCCCGCCACCGGGCTTCTGCCGGTTCAGAATGAATTGGAACGGGGTCTTGCTCACCTTCAGCCGTTCAAACAAGGACAGGTAATAGGCGGCGCTTTGCGCTCCACCATTGCTGAAGGGATAGGACACTTGGGGAAGAACCAATTCAAAGGACACATCCGAAAGGCCAGCGGCCTTCAGAATGTTGATTTCTTCCCCGTTGATCAGGGTCATGGTCTTATTCTGGTTGTTGATCTTCACCGTCACCTTGGAAGGGGTGATGGGCATAAGCGTTCCCGCCATATACAGTTTATATGCCATTA